ATAAATCAATTTTTAAAGCATAAAGTTCATCTGATCTTTTATTGTGAGCTATTTGCAAATCAATAATTTGTTTAAATTTTTCGTAATTCATATTTTTATTTGTTGGTTAATTTCTACATTAAGTTTGTTTTTGTGCATAATATTACTTACTTCCATCTTGTAATTGCATATCATTGTTATTATCTATTTTCCGATAACCCTCAGACCATAAAGTTTTAGTTAAAATTACGCTGAGCTTTACAATTTCATCTTCTTCCAGTTCAGGAAGTAATATATGTAAACTTTCGTGAGTTAATATTTCTAAATGCTTTTTACCTTTTAAACGTATGTCAAGTTCGATAAGATTAAGTCCGCAATGAGCCAGTCCCCAAATATTTTCTCTTCCAAGTTTTAAATATTTAACTTTAATTTTTTTATTCATAATTAAAAAGGTGCTTCATCTTTGTTTATAACTATTCCTTGATTTAAAAATTCTTCGTTATTTTCAGTTTTATTTAATTTAATCCAGTTATCATAATTTGGCATCCCTTTATAATATCTTCCATTAACACGATCCCAAGAAAATATGCAGCATCCAGTTTGGCCCCAATGTTTAAATTTAACCTTTTGTATATAAACTTCAGTTAGATTTGTTTCAAAGTTACGATAAACAGTTATACCATTTGAAGTCTTATTATAAAAATTAGCAGAACCACTTATCGAATATAAATTTGGAATCTCAAATAATCCTGTATTTTTATCCTTAGTTATTTTTGTTGGATGGGCCACTAAAAAACAATGTACTTTATTTTTTTCACAAAACATAACTATCTTATCCAGTTGCTCACTTATATATTTAGTTTCGTTACCATTATATTTATGATCTAATTTATTCCAGGCATCAATAACAAATGCTTTAATTCCTTTTTTCCTTACTAAACTTTTTACAGCTGCTAAGATACTTTCTAATTCAAAGTTTTCTGAAGGATTAATAAAATAAAAGTTATTAGCATGATAATCAATCATTTGTTTTAATTCATCACTTGATATTCTATTAAACCCCTCAAATGCTTTACCACTTATTTTTTCAGCAAACTTACTAAAATGTAATTCAAGTGGGTGGTTTTCGGGAGAATATAAAGCTATCTTCCAATTATGACTAATATTTAATCTTGTTAAGATAAAGTCCAAAAATTCAGATTTACCATGACCAGGTATTCCTGTAATTGTAGTTAAGTATCCAGGTTGAAATTTAACAAACATATCAAATTCAGCCATTCCAATACCATCACCTTTCGGTAAACCATTATTATAATAATTATAAATGTCATCAGTAATATCATTTGCATTAAAAACACCTTCAATCGGGAATTCTTTACGTTCTGACATAGCTTCAATTATGCCTTGAATACCATATTTAATCAAACATTCGTTAGCATCTTTACAATCTTTAAACCTAACATAAGTGCAGTTTTCAAATCCTAATCTTCGAGCTAATTCGTTTTGTAAATTTATACCTGGCCCATCATTATCTAATGCGAGAACAAATTGAGTTTTATCGGAGAATGATTCTATACAGTTATCTAAATATTGAAAATTAATTTTACCAGTTCCGGCTCCATTGGGTACTGAAATACAATTTTTATAACCCGATTCGGCCATTGTTAAACAATCCATTTCACCCTCAACAATTATAATAGTTTCATTATCAATGGTGCAATCTAAATTATAAAATATCAATTCAGCATCTTTAAATAATTTAAAATCTTTACTTTTGCCCCGATATTTAATATTTATTAATTCTCCATTACGAAAATAATTAAATTGAATAGTGTTAATTTCTGCCTTATTTTTTGGCATCCATTCAATTCCTTCAGAAACTTTAAAGTCTAATAGTGTTTTTTCGCTAATTTTACGGGCTGTGAAGAACTTTTGAGCATCAAGTGAATAGTTAGTGCCACTTTTAAATAAAGGTCGTTTATATTCAATTTGTGTGCGTTTCTCAAATTTATCTTTTTTTTCTACTAAAACAACTTGACAATGGTTGCACCTTCCAGCATTTTTTGTAAGATTGAAGCTAAAACATTTATCGGTTTTCTTTTTTCTTTGGTGAGAACAAACAGGGCAAAGCATTATATTTTCTCCTAATTTGTTAGCTTGTATGACATATTCGCTACGGTCTGCCAGGTTAATTACTTTTATTTCCATTAGTAAACCATTTTAATTTTAGTTGAATCTTTTATTTCGTTTTCAGGTTTAAACCAAACAGCTTGAGCTTTCTGCTTCCAATTTTTAACTTTGTTACCTTTGGCATCCCTCCATTTAGAAATTGAATAATAATCATAAAACTTTTTAGCAGAAGATTCAGAGTAGCCATTTTCAAAAAAATAAAGTTTAATATCTTTTATATTTATTTCTTTTTTACTTTCTCTTTCTCTTTCTCTTTCTATTTCACTTTCTATTTCTCTTTGTTCCGATGTAGGTTCCGACATAGGTTCCGATATAGGTTCCGAGATAGGTTTTTTATTTTGATGTTTTAAGTTTAAAATAGTTTCTTTAGTTGGCTTGCCTTTCTTACCTCCACGAGATAAATTCAATCTATTTTCGCAGCTAGGAATAAATAATATATTTTCGTTAATTTCAATAAGATTTAATTGTAATAATTTATCTAAAATCAAATTTAATTCATTCATCGAAACTGAAAATTTACGAACCCAAACATCTTTTTTTAGCTCAGTTTTATTATCATTTAACATTGCGAAATCAATAAATTCTCTATATAATCCACGTTCACTTAAAGATAATTCGAAAACACTATCTGAATTGCCCCAATCCTTTGGGTACCATGTATAACCTAGTTTAGCCATAATTAAATTAAAAAAGCCTAATGCTTTTGGAGTGTGCGCTCCGCCAGCAATAGGCTAAATAAGTAGTTATTAAAAGGTTCGCACAAACCATAACTATTGCAAATATACTATAAAATTATTTCATATCCAAGATTAATTATAGTATTTTTTTTGAAGTACCAAAATACAACGTATTGCTGCTTAAGGTTATCGAATGCTAAGATAGGGTTACTACCAGCTATCTGATGAACCATAAAGTATTCTTTGAGGGCATGTCTTAATCCTGTCATAATTAGTTTTTTTTATAAGTTTTAACATAATACTGCTCAGAACTTTCATTACATCCTGAGTTAAATTCTCCTTTCTCGTAAGCCTTAACTATCTGTTCTCTTTCTATTTCTAAATACTTATGAAAGTGATTAACAAATTGTTTGCCTTCCGATGAATAAATATTAAATAAATGTGGATGTAAATTTTCTAATTCACTAAATACTTCTTGAACTGCTGTTTTTTTCATGTGTTTAAATTAGGTTTTAATAATGTGTTAAAATTAGGTTTTAATATATTTTGCCGTTAATAATTTTTAAATTGTAAAAAGTATAATTACCTGTTTTAATTTCTAATTCGCAGTAGGCGAATCCTGTATTCCATTTATTTATTGGCATATAGTAAGGAGTTTTACCACACAAACAACCAACAGAATGAACGCTAAATACATCACCATACATAGAAGCTTCAGTATTACTTGATGTTTTATGATAGTGTCCTACTACAACATTCTCTAAAGTTTTTAAAAAAGTTCCTCGAGCTGGATTAACTCCACCGCTTCCACCAAACAATTCGTGTCCATGAAGTACAGTTAGTTTACCAATACGAATAGGTCTTTTTTCTTTTACTACTTCAATCTTTAATTCTCCAAGTTTTAATAAAACTTCAAGTTGAAAATCACTACAATCAAATATCTCGGGTGCTTTTAAGAATAAGTATTTTTCAAATCTTTCATCATGGTTCCCGTATTTAAAAACTATTTTAGCTTTCGGAAAATGCTCACGTAACGAATTTAAAAATATATGTGTAGCTTCAAATTCCTCATGCACACTTCTTTGTCTCCAGTCTTTCTCATGTCTACTAATACCAGCAAAGTCTAAAACATCCCCATTGATTAAAATACAATTTATTTTTTTTTCCTTACCATAATTAATAGCCTTTTGAATTGAATCGTTATCCTGGTAAGGTATATGTAAGTCCGATATGATTAAGGTTCTTGACTGACTAATTTCGTATGGCTCAAAAGTTTCTGCATAAGATTCAGGCATTACAAATTCAATATTTTGATCTAAGAACTCCCTACTTCCTAATTGTGATTTTTGTTTTTCGCCTTTTTTACCACGATAATATCTTAAGCAACTTCTAACAGCATCAACATCTTTAAAAGTTTTATTGTTTTCTGCATAGATTTTTTTAGCCAATGTCAAAGATGGTAGCTTCGGGAACTTAGTCAAATACGATTTAATTAATTTACTTACAAATTCGTTTCTCATTATTTTTTTATTTTAAGTTTATAATTTTTTGCTAAGGTAATTAATTCATCTTTGGTAAATTTATAAGATCGTGACGAATCAGCCATATCTTCAAGTTCCTGTACTTTATTTATTCCTATTTTCTTTACTAATCCTTTACGGTACTCAATAAGATTACCAGCTAATTGCAGGTTGCAATAAGAACATTGTTTGTGGCAATTAAGTTCGTTAAATATTAGTTTAGTATATATTTCAGCTTTTAAATAGTGACCAGCATCCCACTTAGCATCTGTTTTATTACAGCTAATACATGGTAAATCTTTGTCACGTTGTCGAATATATATTTGAAAACTTACTCTTGCTAAATTTCTTAATTCAATTAAACTTCGGCTATCTGATTTCATCACTTTAAATCTTTTATCTACTTCCTTTTTAGAATTAAATTCTAAGGCACAGATAGCCGAACAAACAACTTGCAAGGTATTGAATGGTTTAAACATTTCTCCGCATTGCTTACATTGTTTAAGTTTAATTTTCATATTGTTATTTAATTAATATCTTAAGTTTACTTTCTCACGTCTCCGATAATTATAAATTTCTTCAATCAAAGTTTTATATTGTGAAGTATCATTACAATCTTGAAGAGTTGTAGGTTGTTGTTTTAATTTTGCAATAAATTCGGTAAACTCAAAATTTTCATTTTTAAACATTCCTATTAAAGCATAAATAAAACTTCTTCTTAAAAACCCTTTATAGTAAGGTTCAATCATCATAATTTTATCAGCTATTTTTTTTGCATTATTTAAGTTATTAACTTTAAAAAGACCTTCTTTAAATCTTGTTTGTGGATTTGTTAAATTAGAACCACTTACAAATTCTCCACTTAATAATAAAACTGATACTTGATGTTGAAAACCATACTCTTCAACAAAATCTCTATAAATAATATAATCTTTATATCCTAAATCGCAGTATCCATTTACATAATCAGTAGTTTGCCAATTTTTCATATTTGCATTTAAAATCTGAATTTCATTTAATCCATAATTTTTACAAATAATATAATTTATTGGCAATTTAAATTCTTGACATATCAAAAATCTATGTTGACCATCAATTATTTCAAAATTTTCATTAACCATTATTATGGTTGTTAAATAATTTTTATTAAAACTTTCTTTCAATCTTGTAAGATGAAGTTGGTTAATATCTCTATTACCATTTAAAGTTTTAAACATAAAATAGTCTGTTGTCGTGTGAACTTGGTTACTGTGCTTCACCATTGGTTCTATTGTTTGGGTTATCATTTTTTTATAAATTATTTAAGTAAGTTCTACATTCTTTAATCCTGGAGTACATTGATTCAATTACTTGATTATCTTTTTTAATGTGAAATTCCTTTATACGTTTGGCTATCGGAATATTACTGTAACTGTGATTACGTTCAATTTCTTCAACTGCTAATAAGTATTCAGGGTTTTCACTATCAATCATTCCCATCTTCCAACTTAATCTTCTTTTTTCATCTTCTACTAACTGAGTTGGTGTGTCAATTAAAACATAAGCTAAACAAGCATCATTCAATCCTGTTAATTCCATATAAGCTTGTAGTTGATAAAAGTAACCTTTTGTCGGAATCTCGGTTTCAAAGTGTGGAAATGTATAAATATCCCAGCTACTCTTTATGTCAATTACGTTATCCGCTACGATGTCGGGAGTTCCACTTAAAAACTCATTGGTATACCATTGTTCGTTCTTAGTGTAAAATCCACCTTTAAAAACTGAATAGGTACTAATTGCGATGTCCTCAACTTCAAGTCCTTTCTCAACATATTTATTCGTAAATTCCTTTCTTATACCATAAGTTTTTTCAATAAACAAATTCTTTAAATACGATTTACAGGTCTCACCCATTTCGTTTTTGGCTCGGCCATTAGTCATTATCTGACCAATAGCCGATGCTCTGAATTTTAAATCGTTAAACATTTATCAATGCAAGTTTAAGTACATTAGACTGAGGACCGCTTATAGTATAGTTCTCCATTGCTTCCTTTACTTTATCGGACTTACCTTCTTGAATAGCAGTAATCATTTTCTTTAAAGTTTCTGGAGTTAACATTGGTTTACTTTCTTGCTTAGGTTTTACACTTGCATCGTTCCCATCATCATCAGTTGATTCTAAAGCTAGTAAAGAACTAATGTTATATCTTCTAAAGTAAGTAACTGCAGAACCAAGTTGTTGTGGATTTAAACCGCTAGGCATACTTATCGAACTGCTAACGGATTCCCCTGTTTCTGAACAAGTAATAACAGTTGTAACTAGATCATGATTAATTGGCTGTAAAATGATTAAACCAAGTTCTGATAGCAATGGCTTAACTTCTGCTAAGATGTCGTTTAAAGTAGTGTATGAGCTTTTAAAGTGTGGGTTCTTACCATCCTTCTTAATAGCATTTACTTTAGATTGAAATTGTAATAACTTTGAATTGAGATTTGGGGTTTTCATGATTTCTTTTTGGGGTTTTAAAATGGTGTGTTGTTTGAATCGTAAACGGTTTTTCCGTTACCGATGTAGCTTGCTTTTACTTTAGCAGCCCTTTCTTCTTTGGTTTGTCCTGTAGTTATGGATGCATCTTGCCCATACTGATTAGGTTGGTCGTTTAAAATGATACTTATATCATAATACTCGGCTCCATTTTTACCTGGTTTGATTCTTGTTTTGTCTAACTTTGTTAGATCAATTGATGCTGCGATGATTTTGCTCATGATTTATTTGGGTTTATTGGTTTATATTTTTTGTTCTAAAATGTCTAACAAGTAGTTTAGTTTTTCCTCATCGGTAAAGTCATTCTCTTTAGATATAAGCTCCACATATCGGATTGCTTCATCTTTAAAGATGTAACGATGCTCAGGGTAATTAATGTCTAATACTAATAACTCATTAGGATACCAGTGTTCAGTTAGCCAGCATTGGTTGTAGCTTCCGCTGGTGTAATCTTCAGGGTCTAAGTCGTACATCATATTTTAAAATTGAATGGGTTAAACGTAAATAATTACTTGTTTCTATTTTCATTTGCATTTCAAGTCCGCATGTTATTTGGCCCTGAGCAGCTTGTTCTAATATCAAACTTTCTAGTTTAAATATCTTATCATAGGATTCTGCTATTTCTTTTTTCATTATATAAATTTTTTTAAGTTTTCTTGAATAAATAATTCCATAACTTTTACTTGTTCAAAGTACCTTGCACGTTTGCCAGTTGAATTTCTTGGTAGGTTATCAATATGTAATTTTAAACGATCGTTAAACATTTGTAGTCGGTTAAGTTGTTCAATGTCTAATTCGATATACATCATTGATTTGCTGCTAAAGGGTTCATTTGTCGGCATATCGAATAGCTAAGAAACGTTCATAAAGTTCTTTGTTAAATCGACCATTACTTTTCCACCAGTTCAAAGCATGACAATATCGGGCCATGCACCATTGTTGATTATCCATTTGCTCTAAGTTTAATTTCATTTCTTAAAGTATCTATTTTACCATCCATATAAGTAATGTTTAAAGCATTAAGGATAACTTCACGAACTAAAGGAATATCATTAATATCGATATTAACTTCTTTTAATGAACGCTTGATGCAAAGATATTGTTCGTTATTATAGTTCATGTTTCTCGTCTAAAATGGTTTTTAAAGTATCGTGATAAACAGCCATGTAATCAGCTTCTGAACAATCTTGTATCGTATCGGAATAATAAGCTCTAGAAATAGGGCATAAACTAATTGAGGGGGTTGCTCCAGTTTCAAGCATTATACATTTATCTTCGCTAAATACTTTGTAATAAAAAACTAAAGACTTTCTAAATTTAGGAAGTTGGATGTCTACAACCTCAATAAATTCTTTTGTTGATTTGATTTCGATTTTCATGATTTGTTTTTTTTAGGGGTTAATTATTTAAAAGTCGTGAGTTGGGTAAACTTCAATTATTTGTTCTCCAGTGCTATCATCAATATAGTAAGTGTATTCGCCTATTGTTATGTAAATAACATTTTCTGATCGGATATCTATTTTCATACAGCAGTAATATTAAAGGTTTGAATAGTTTTAACATTGTTCATCATTACAACGTAAGCATAAAGTCTGCAGTCTTCAATGGTTTCCCACTTTGTAAATTTTGTGAAAGCAATACATTTATCGCTATCCAGGAATTCAATTTTAAATTTTTTCATGATTTCTTTTTGTTTGGGGGTTAAATTAAAATGATTTGTAAAGTTTGTTAAGATTAATTATTTGACTTCTTATTGATTTTATTGCAGAGATGTAACCTCTATCTTTACTGCTAATTAAATCATAATTTTGTGCATCAGTATAATGCATTTTGATTTCTTTACCATAATGGATTGTTGATACAGACCATTGACCGTAACCTGTTTGTTTAAAATTTAATTCTTTTTTCATGATTTCTTTTTGTTTTAAGTTATTAATATATTGTAAAGGTAAACTTATTTTTAATATCTGCAAAATAATTTAATGTTTATTTTTACTTTTATTGCTA